CAGAAAGGTCTTAAGGACAGAATTTTTTTAACGGAGCCGGACAGCTCCCCCCAAAGGGGACCCCCCATCGCGCGCAGACCTGATCTTTTATCGCACGCGCACGCAAAAAAGGGACGTGCACGTACGTTATTATTACTCAGTAGGCGCAGAAGATTCAACAGGCTGAGATGAAGGCTGAGACTGATCCTGTAAAGCAGCAAGTTCAGCAATAGCAGCATCACTAGAGCTCATAAGATAGGAACTCCAAGCCATCAATTCAGAAGGTGACTGAACAAAACGAGACTTCACAAAATTGATCAACTGATCATCACCAAGTTTAGAGCGAAGATCACCGAACTTAGGTTCATTGATCACAAGAGAATCAAAATAAGAAAGAAGGTTTTCACGAGTCAGACGATCAAGACGCTGTTGATTAAAAAGCATATAAATATCAGACGTCAAACGAGTAGATTTAACCTTATCACACTCAAATTCAGCAAACAAAAACCGATCAACAGGAGAGGCTTCTCTAAATTCCGAACAAACCATTTCCTTTGAACTAAGCTCAACAGGAGCAACCTTAA